CATAGTTCTCCTTAGTTATACATTGAAGCTTTCGCTTCCTTATTGATGCCGAACAGCACCAATAAAGAAACGACCTCCGAAGAGGTCGCCTTCTTCTTCGCCACCTGCACAATGACTTGCCCCTTCTGTTACTAAGCTTCTCTCTCTAAAGTCTCTCTCTTTCCTTTTCTGAACCGTATCGTAACTTCTGCTAACCCGAACCGTTAACTCCGTTTATTGTGTCTCTCGTCTTGTACTAAAGTCTTCCTCTAAATGAGTGGGCCTTTTGCTTACTGACCTAAAATGTTTGTCTCTTGTTTTTCTTTCCTTGGAAGCTTTTGCTCTGGCTCCTCTGTTACTCCTCGACTTGGAGCAGAAAGGCACTTGTTTTGTGGACGGTGCCATCCTTGTCCGTCTGGGTTGTCCTCTTTCGGAGGTTGGTCACTCAAATCCCGTTCTCGATTCGCTTCCTTCAGTACCCTAGACTCGTTATCCCTCCTTGGAATTCCCCGATTCGGGGAGCAGTCTGTCTGAATTCGAATCCAGTATATCACCTGTACTACAAAGTACAACACAAACCCACCTAATAAACCTTGTGAAGGTTCTATGTATGTTCGAGTAGGACGGTTTTAAACTGACCGTAGGTCAGCTATTATTGGAGCCTATGACAAACAAAGTAAAAGACATACATGGACTAACCCCTAAACAAGAAGTATTTGTACAAGAGTTGCTTAAGGGCAACTCGGCAAGTGACTCTTATAGAAGTGCCTACAATGCCAAGGGAATGAAAGCCAGTGCAATACATTGTGAAGCAAGTAAACTTAAAAGTTCCCCAAAGGTTTCCCAAAGGTACAAGGTGCTATTGAAGCGAAAGGAGGACTATGCACTGACTTCCTCGCTCTCTTTAAGACACCTAGTCTTAGAGAGACTAAGGGAAGAAGCCTTGGACAAGAACAATAATGAGAGTTCAAGGATTAGAGCCTTGGAACTTTTAGGGAAGAGTTCAGACGTTGGACTCTTTATAGAGAGGATCGAAACCATTACCAAGGCCCGAACTCCAGAAGAAGTAATGAGCGAGATTGAGGAGAAGCTAGAGAAAGTTATAGGTAGTGCAACATAGCTAGAACAAATATTGAACGTTCAATGTTTAAGGGCATATATCCACAATGGCTATTTAAGACAGTGAAACTCTGAAGTGTGGTCGTCCTAATCTGAAGAGTGAAGTAGTTTGTTAAGATGTTTCTCTAAGCTACTGTTATCAAAGGTGTAAAAAGTCAACCCCACCCTCCCCCTCCCCCCCTTTATTATTTTTTTTGATTGTCTCCCCCTAAACACTAATTTGCTCATTAATTTCCCAATTTTTTCATAAAACCTCGATTGGCTTAATAATATACGCTTAACATTCGTAAAACGTTTGCCAAACGTTAGAGTCTCATCTATAGTGGGGGTATATATGTTTTCAAAAGACGAGATACTGATAGGCATAATAGCAATAGTTTTCTTAATCTGTCTGGCGTTAATAGCATGACTCCTAAACAGTTGAAGGTATTGGAAGCGATAGAATCCTATTGGGAGACACAACACTGTGGTCCGTCTTTGGAAGCAATAGCAGAAATGGTCGGAGTTTCTTCTCGGAGTACAGTTCATGCAATCGTGAAGAAGTTAGAAGAGGATGGTTGGATAACCATGCAACCCAAACGCTGGCGAACCATGATGTCGGCAAGGAACTCCCCACTGCAAAATTTACCCCTTACCTCCCCCACTACCCCCTTAGTTGAAAAAAAAATTTCGGAATCAGTTCAAACCCGAACATTAGATGAACAAAAAGAGGCGGGGTTGGGTTCGTTGATCGAAGAACCTGAGAAAGACGAGCTCGAAGAACTGTTTGGAAAACACTTGACGAACATGAGAAGGTAGGTATGATTGCTAAAATCTCGGAGAATTATGCTTTCTAGTTTATTACTACCTAGTTTTAAACTAAGTAATAATATAGTTAGTAATAAACTATCTAGTTATACACTAAGTCCCTGTGACCTTCATTATGGTTCCCTCAAAATCTATACACATATAGGTTGCAGGGGCTAACTTATGAATAACTACTTACAGAAAATACAACAACTGCCCGACCATGAGAAGAAAGTTTTTTTGGGGCTGTTGGAAGAATACGAACAATCTAAGAACAGAAAGGAATGCACCGAAGACTTCCTTAGTTTTGTTAGGTATTCTTGGAAAGCTTTTATTGAAGGCTACCACCATACTAAAATGGCGGATGCCTTTAATCGGGTTTCACGAGGTGAACTCAAACGATTGATTATCAATATGCCTCCCCGACATACGAAATCAGAGTTTGCCTCGTACCTACTCCCTGCTTGGTATTTGGGTAAATTCCCTGACCGCAAGGTCATCCAGATTGCCCACACCGCAGAACTGGCGGTGGGCTTTGGACGTAAGGTTAGAAACTTTGTGGGTTCAGAAGACTTTAAAGAGATATTTCCTACAGTGGCTTTACAAGCCGACTCTAAAGCTGCGGGACGTTGGAACACCAACAAAGGCGGAGAATACTTTGCGATTGGTGTAGGCGGAGCAGTAACAGGTAAAGGTGCGGATGTCCTCATCATTGATGACCCGCATTCAGAGCAGGAAGGACAGAGCGGTGATCCTCAAGTATTTGACCGAGTGTACGAATACTACACTTCAGGTCCACGTCAGCGTCTGCAACCGGGAGGTTCCATCGTGATCGTGATGACTCGCTGGCACAAACGGGACTTGACGGGACAGATACTGAAAGCCCAAGCCCAACGGGAAGGGGTGGACGAATGGGAAGTGATAGAGTTCCCCGCCATACTGCCTTCGGGAAAAAGTTTATGGCAGGAGTTCTGGGACATCAAGGAACTGGAGAAATTAAAATCGGAACTGCCTGTAGCCAAATGGTCGGCTCAGTACCAACAAGACCCGACTTCAGAAGAAGGGGCGATTATAAAACGTGAGTGGTGGAAGGATTGGGAACACGATGATCCGCCAAAATGTGAATTTGTTATCCAGTCATGGGATACGGCTTTCCTCAAGACGCAACGGGCTGATTATTCAGCGTGTACGACTTGGGGGGTGTTCTATCAAGAGGATGAAGATACGGGGATGAAACAACCCAACATCATCCTGCTCGATGCTTTAAAAGAACGTATGGAGTTTCCCGCCCTGAAGAAAAGGGCATTTGATAACTGGAAAGAATGGCAACCCGATGCCTTTATCGTGGAAGGTAAAGCGGCTGGGATGCCCTTGATCTTTGAACTGCGACAGATGGGGATACCCGTGTCCGAGTACACACCCAGTCGTGGTAATGATAAGATAGCGAGGGTCAATGCCGTAGCTGATCTGTTTGCTTCTGGAGTGGTGTGGGCACCAGAGAGAAGATTTTCCGAAGAGGTTATTGAGGAATTCGCTGCCTTCCCTAGCGGGGATCACGATGACTTGGTGGATTCTTCAACGCAAGCGTTGTTACGCTTTCGACAGGGCGGTTTCATTTCCCTTTACTCTGACGAGGAAGAGGAAGAGCTACCCATTAGACGAGCAGAATACTATTAACTAGGAGACAATTATGGGAATTAGAGCACTTGAACGAAGACTCAGGCGGCAAGGAAGCAAAGGAGCATTAAAGCCAAGAACTGTACAAAGACGTTTAAATAAAGAACGGATTGAAGAACCTACACCACCTCCACCAACTCCTGTGAGAACATTAACAGCAAAACAGGGTGGAAAAGTAGAACAATATCAGGATCAGGTTATGAGAAAGTTTGGTGGCGGTCAAATAAAAACCAAGAAAAAATAAAAAAAACTTAACAATAAACAGGAGCAGTTATGTCTATTTGGAGCAAAGCAAGAGCCACTATTAGAACTGGTATTGAGTGGGCTTTTTCAGGTTATAAAAAACCAGACCCAGAAAAAAAAGAAGAAGCAAGTGCGATAATACGCAGAAAAGTAACAGATGATTCTTGGCGTGAGGACACGGTGTGGGAAAAGGAAGAACCTAAAGAAAAGGAAGAACCTAAAGAAAAGGAAGAATCCAAACGTGCCAGAGACAAGAAGGGTCAGTATCGTGGGGATGATAAATCCACACCTGATGTAAATGAAGCGTGGGAAAGCGGAAAGGCACCCAGTAAGAGCGGGCTTCACAAGAAAAAGAAAAAGAAAAGGAAATAGATGGCTGATAAACCGCTACAGACACCAGAAGCAATTGTTGAAGGTTCCCCTTTGGAGATACTTGTATCTAATCCAGACGAGGTAGCTATTACTACAGAAGACGGTGGTATGATCATTGACTTTGATCCTGCGTCAGAAGACTTAGGTGAGGAGTTCAATGACAATCTGGCGGAACACATGGACGATTCATCTTTGCAATCGTTGGGTTCTGAGATGGTGGGTTATTACATGGGAGACAAGGAATCCCGAAAAGATTGGGAAGATACTTATATTAAGGGCTTAGATCAACTAGGTTTGAAGATAGAGAATCGCACTGATCCTTGGGATGGAGCTTGCGGTGTATTTCACCCATTATTAACTGAAGCAGTAGTACGCTTTCAGGCACAAGCAATCACCGAGGTATTTCCACCCAAGGGTCCTGTACGCACACAAATAATAGGAACCGTTGATGCGGAAAAGGAAGAGCAAGCCAAGCGGGTTAAAGATTATTTAAACTATCTTTTAACCGATAAGATGACGGAATATCGTATAGAGACGGAGAAGCTTTTATTCAGTTTACCTTTGGCGGGTTCGGCTTTTCGTAAAGTTTATTATGATCACAATATGGATAGACCCTGTTCCATGTTTGTACCTGCTGAAGATTTTGTGGTGAGTTATGGAGCTTCCGATCTCTCCACTTGTGAACGAGCTACCCATGTAATGAAGAAGACTGCGAATGAGGTCAGAAAATTACAGGTCAATGGTTTTTATAGAGATGTAAAGTTATCTTCTCCCTCAGATGTAGTAGATGATATACAAGAAAAATACAATCAATTAACAGGCGATAACGCCAATTACGATTATGACCAACGCCATACGCTGTTGGAGATGATGGTAAATTTAGATTTAGAAGAATTTCCTGATATGAAGGACGGAGAGCCTACGGGCATAGCTCTCCCCTATATCGTAACAATAGAGTTGGCATCCAGAACCATCTTATCTATAAGACGAAACTGGTATGAAGATGATGAACAAAAGATGCCTCGACAGCATTTCGTTCACTACCAATATCTCCCCGGACTAGGATTTTATGGCTTCGGGCTTATTCATTTAATTGGTGGTATAGCGAAGTCGGCTACCAGTTTGTTACGACAATTAGTGGATGCTGGTACGCTCTCCAACTTACCCGGAGGCTTAAAAGCCAGAGGGTTAAGAATCAAGGGAGACGATACACCCATTATGCCCGGAGAGTTTCGGGATGTGGATATTCCCGGAGGTGCAATCAGGGACAACATAACCTTCTTGCCCTACAAGGAACCGTCTGCCGTACTCTATCAATTACTGGATAATCTGGTAGAGGAAGGAAGAAGATTTGCTTCAGTAGCTGATATGAAAGTGGCTGACATGAATAATCAGGCTCCCGTAGGAACGACTTTAGCTATTCTGGAACGATCCATGAAAGTCATGGGTGCAGTACAAGCCAGAATCTTTGCTTCCATGAAACAGGAATTAAAAATATTGACGGGTATTGTGAGGGACTTTGGACCCACTGAATATCCTTATCAGATTGAAGGACAAGAATTAGTAGCGGAAGATTTTGATGACAGGATTGATGTTATTCCCGTTGCCGATCCAAATGCTTCGACTACGGCACAGAGAATCATGCAGTACCAAGCTGCCTTACAGTTAGCACAACAAGCACCGCAAATGTATAACATGGCGGAATTGCATCGTCAGATGCTGGAAGTGTTAGGTATCCGTGATCCCGATAAGATTGTGCCTTTAGAGGACGACATACCGCCTCTCAACCCAGTCTCTGAAAACATGAACATATTGAATGAAACACCAGTGAAGGCATTCATGTATCAAGACCATGAAGCTCATATTCAAACGCATATGGCGATGTCGGATGATCCCAAGATAAAAGAATTGATCGGTCAGAGCCCTAATGCTAATGCAATACTGGGAGCATTCGCTGAGCACGTTACTGAACACATAGGCTTCCAGTACCGCAGGGAAATAGAAGAACAACTGGGCGTTCCATTACCCCCTCCCGAAGAACCACTTCCAGAGGATATAGAAGTACGTCTGTCCAAACTGGTAGCGGAAGCAGCACAGCGTGTGCTTAATAAAGACCTAGCCGAACAACGACAAAAAGAAATTCAAGAGAAGATGGAAGACCCTGTAATTCAACAGCGTGAACGTGAATTGGATATCAGGGAACAAGACGTACAACGCAAGATGAAAGCGGATGCTGAGAAGATAGCGACTGACATCAAGAAGATCGAATCGCAAGAAAAAATAGCAGGAGCCAAGATAGGAGCAGACCTGATTACCGATAAAGAATCCATTACTTCCCAAGAGAAGATAGCGGGGGCTAAGATCGGTAAAGATGTAGCAGAAACCTTATTGGATATAGAAGTAAGAAAAAAAGGTAAGAAATAATGGCTGAAATGAGCAGAGAGAATTTTCCTGACGCACTGAGAGGAAAAATAAGAGAAAGAATGAATGATCATTCTGACGCAATCAGTGGTGGAGGATGTAAGGATTTTGGCGACTATCGGTATTTAACGGGAGTTATTGCTGGTTTAGCTTTAATAGAGCGGGATTTGTTAGACCTATTGGAAATAGCAGATCAGTAACGTCATAATGACGCAGGGACTCTGGACCCTATCCAGTGCAAACAAGGTGAACTATGAAAACCGTAGAAAAAATAGAAGAACAGCTCCCTGAAGAGATAGCTGTTCCCATAGCGAAACAATTACCAGAACCCTCTGGTTATCGAATTTTGATAGCATTACCCGAAGCCGATAAAAAAACGGAAGGGGGAATTATCAAAGCTGCTTCACTTGTAGAAAGGGAATCCGTAGGTTCAATATGCGGATTTGTAATGAAGTTAGGACCTGACGCTTACAACGATAAAAGGCGTTTTCCTAATGGACCTTACTGCGAAGAAGGAGACTGGATATTAATGCGTTCATATACGGGCACTCGATTTTTAGTGCACGGTAAAGAATTTCGTTTAATCAATGACGACAGTGTAGAAGCTGTTGTTCAAGACCCAAGGGGGGTTGTTAAGGTATGAGTACACAAGAAGAAATGGTAAATCAGGAACCAGAAGAAAACATTGAAGAAGCAGAAGTTATCGAAGAACCTATTTCTAGGGAAGAAAAGTTTTTAGGCATCCGTAGTCCAGTAGAGATAAAGAAGCCTCAAAAAGAAGAACCGTCTGACTTAGATATAGAGATCATTGATGACCGACCTAGAGAAGATCGTAAAAAACCTCGTTCTCAAGAACAGAAAAAATCTGATCAAGTAGAAGTAGAGGAAGAGATTGATGACGTTGACGATAAAGTTAAAAAACGTATCAATAAATTAAAGTACGAATTCCATGAAGAACGTAGAGCCAAGGAAGCGGCTGAACGCTTACGAGACGAATCGGTAAATTTTGCCCGTAAACAACAGGGAGAAAATTTAAGATTGCAAGCGTTGGTACAACGTGGAGAAGGTGCTTTAATGTCACAGGTAAAAGCAAAGGCGGAAGCCGAGCTTGATAAAGCCAAAAACCAACACAAGGAAGCTTATGAGTCGGGTGATTCAGAGCGTTTAACCGATGCAACTGAACAGATGTTATCGGCTCAGAGTGAATTAAAAGTAGCTAACGATCATTTTAATAGATTGGAAGCACAACAAAGATTTGCTCCACCACCCAACGTACAGCAACAACAACCACAGCAAACTTACGGAATGCAGAATCCTCCGCAAGTTGATCCAAAAGCGGTAACGTGGTTGAAGGATAATTCTTGGTTTGGGGCGGAGGATCAGAAAGAAATGACGGCTTTGGCTTACGGTATACATGAAACTTTAGTTACTAAAGAAGGTATATCGCCTACGTCAGACCAGTATTATGTGGAAGTGGATAAGCGAATGCGTAAACGCTTCCCAGATTATTTCGAGGTGGAAACTACTAGCTCAGAATACGGAGACACTGAAAATGTTGAAGTTGAGACTGCGACACCTAGAAATACCCAATCGGTGGTCGCACCCGCTACCCGTAACAACGGTAGCAGACCCCGCAAAGTGCAGTTGACAGCAACTCAAGTCGCCCTCGCAAAGCGTCTTGGGCTTAGTCCAGAAAGATATGCTAAAGAACTCATTAAGGAGAAAATGTAATGTCTGAAATAAATGATAACAACACAGAAGAAACCGTAACAGAAGAAACTGTAGTTGATGAACGTGCACCTAGAAATGTAGATGAAAGAAAAGAAGATACCCGTCCATCAGACGACTATCTTCCCCAATCTTTATTACCCGATCCTATTCCGCAAGACGGCTGGGTTTTTAGATGGATAAGAACTTCCATAAACGGTGAATCAGATAACTTAAATGTCTCAGGACGTTTTCGTGAAGGCTGGGAACCCGTAATGGCAGAAGATCATCCAGAACTAAAAATTCCATCTGACTACGGTTCAGAGTTTGCCAAAAAAGGCAACATTGAAATAGGTGGTTTACTTTTATGTAAAGCCCCTGAAGAGGTAATGAAGAAAAGGGATGCGTATTACCGCCAACAAGCGGCTAATCAGATGGAAGGAGTTGATAGAAATTATCTACGAGAAAATGATCCTCGTATGCCTCTGCTCAAACCAGAAAGGGATACGAAGGTTAAATTTAGTGGCAGTTCTTAATTTATTAAGGACAGCTTATTTATAACATTGACCCTAATCGGAGAAAAATATGGCTACAACAGCTACTCCTAACGGTGCAGAGCCAGTTGGTACTTTAAGTTCAAGCGGTTCCTTTACAGGAAAAGTAAGACACATAAAGATTGCCAGTGCCTATGCCGTTAATATTTTCTACGGTGACTTTGTTAAAATAGTAGCTGCTGGTACGATAGAGAAAGATGCAGGAACAGCAACCATGACACCCGTTGGTGTATTCATGGGATGTTTCTACACTGATCCTAATTCTAACCAGCCTACTTATAACCAATATTGGAAGGCTAGTATAGCCGCTTCTGATGCGGTTGCTTACGTTCTTGACGATCCTAGTGTATTGTTGAAAATGCAAAGCGATGCTTCATTAGCTCAAACCAATCTTGGTAACAACGTTGGCGTAGTTCAGACTTCAGGTTCAACGAGCATTGGGCGTAGTAAAGTTGCAGTTGACGGCTCCACAGCCGCAGCTACGACTGCTACACTCCCTCTACGAGTCATAGACTTTGTAGATGGACCCTTCAGCTCAGTTGGTGATACTTACACAGATGTAATCGTGAAATACAACGCAGGGCATCAATACGACAATACCACTGGTATTTAACGGGAGATAAGATATGGCTATTTCAAGAGCACAAATGCTCAAAGAGTTGCTTCCGGGATTGAATGCACTCTTTGGAGACGAGTACGGTGGTTATGATGATGAATCCGCAATTATTTACGAAACTGAATCTTCTGATCGAGCTTTCGAAGAAGAAGTAAAGTTAAGTGGATTTGATGCGGCTCCAGTGAAAGATGAAGGTTCTGCAATCACTTATGATTCAGCACAAGAAACTTACACTGCTCGTTATAATCACGAAACGATAGCGATGGGCTTTAGTATTACAGAAGAAGCTATGGAGGATAACCTCTATGACTCTCTTTCTGCTAGATACACAAAAGCACTAGCTAGAGCTATGGCTTACACCAAGCAGGTAAAAGCCGTTAATCCATTAAACAATGGATTCACTAACTCATATCAATCAGGTGATGGCGTGAACTTGTTCACGGCTTCAGGTGACGGTGTGACTGGTGGTGACGGACACCCCTTGGTATCAGGTGGGAAGAATGACAATCGCCCATCTACTGCGGCTGACCTTAACGAAACCTCATTAGAAAATGCAGTAATTAATATTGCTGCGTTTAAAGATGAACGTGGACTTTTGGTAGCAGCAAAGCCAAAACGTTTG